GAGAATGCCGGTGCGTAATCACCAGGCTTAACTGCAGATAATCCTCTCGCATCAGACCACCATGGAGCGACCAGGGCGTCGGCTCCACTCAAATCGCGTGTCGCTAAGAATGGCGCATTATAAGCAACAGCCTCAAGTCTCTGCGCATACATGTACAAATCCCGTGTAGGATTCGGTACACGCAGAAGAGCTGTCATTGTGGCTTGACCAATTGAATCAAACGGATTAAATGAGTAATGCTGGATAACAGGGTACTGAAAATCAGAGATACGAAACCGATTAGCCTCAACTTTATCCAAATATATATATTCCGCCATGACATACGTATCACCCATTGCTAAAGTAGTAGGTATAACAAGATCAGGTATTACAGAAGCAAGAACAGATTCGCTAGGATTTCCATTAAGCCCGTAGACGAGTTTACCTGCAGGATCTGTCTTGTAGAAGGGACTACCAGATAAAGGATAATAAGCTGATCCTGCCACTGAGACAGCAGGATCAAATGCCTGTTGCGCAGATGATACATAGAGTGACGCCAAAGCAGCAAACGTGACCTTCAAGCGAATAAGGTCCGCGCTGATCGCATCAATAGGTAAAACAGTTCCCGGATCACCATTAGCAAACCAAAAAGGAAGAGGTGTAACAACCTGTGTCGGTGTACCTACAACCGAGCCGAAACTCGAAACGCCGAATCCATTATCTTTCCGGCACAACAGAGTATTTACAGCTGTAACTTTCTCGAACGGTGTTCCAAATTCGTCGAGAACTTCTAAGAGACGTCCGTTCAATGTTTCAACAGTAGAACCCCCAATCTCAACTGAAGCTTCAGCTAATAAGGCGTGACCGAGACTGTTTGTCCAACCGAATCTAGGACCGAGGAATCCCGGAACTGCAAGTGCAGCCGCTTGTACAGTCGCAATATCTGGCATGGTAGTCACCAGGTAAAGTCGCGACAAGAGTTGCCCTTGCCTCGGTAAACTAAGTGTAGCAGAAGACCCAAAGGCTGGACGTGTATCAAAATCCAGACGAACCCATGAAGTTGTAAAACGCCCGGCTTTTACAAAGGCTTTTTTGAAGAAAGAAAGAGCGGGTTGTCCCCGCAAAGGTAAAAGTCGTTCATCTTGGATGCCCGTATGAACGATTTTTAAAAGAGCTGCCACCATACTATTCTATTGTTTGTACGTTTAGTCCTCAAACATACGATTGGCTAAACCATTCTGGAAACGGAGCCAATTCAAACCGAGGCAAAAGACTTTGACTTCCCATTCGCCTCCGTAGGATCCTCCGGGTGGCTGAATATCCAGAATGAGCCGCAAGCTCTGGAGACGGCTGGCATTTATGGAACCCGAAGGTTGGTGAAGATCGGCGGGGCGGCGCGCGAAAGAGTAGCCGTAGATAAATGAATTAAACGCAGTGAATCCGCCCCGATGGCTACCCGCAATTTGTTGTCTAAAATACTGTTCCTCGGCGCCAATCACATCAATCCCATCAGCCTGAATTTTCGCATAGGTCATTAATCCGGAGAGAGGATTGTACACAGAATCGTATTCGCGTTCCAAGACCGCTGAGTAATTCGTCCATTCGTTGTTCTGTGACACTTCCTTGCGCCGAACGAACCAAATGATCTCTTCTATGGGATGATTGGCTTCGAGGGGTAGCTGTACACGAATCGTGGAATCAGAACCTGTTTTGACAACGGCGTATTTGAGCGGTTCGCTGAAGGAGAATGTCTGTAGTTCGCGGTGCATGATCTCGAAGGGTTGTCTGTACATGGCTTCACGAACAGCCCCATCTAGAATGGCGCCGTAGGTGACCAGCCGGACACTTTCAAACATAGGTTCAGTTGGTGCCGCAACAATATCTACAGTTTGGTCGAAGGGATATGACCGGTCATAGACTGACACAGTTTGCCCGACAGGCACAGATGTACAGGAATCACGGTACCCCCTAGCTTGTCTCAAAACATCAGCTAAAGGCTTGAACGTGATATGAATGCGCACAGAGCCATCTCTACACGCCAAAAGAGGCAAATATTCCTTCAGTCGTGTGCGCATGAAATAGAACACAAGTGGGCAGTGAATGTATCCATCTTCAGTGGGGTACATGCGCGTAGGTGACCACGCTTTGAGTGAATCGATCGATATTGAGCCAAGCCCGTCTACTGCCATCCCAATTTGCGTATTTAGATCCGGAAATAGACGAGAAACGACATTTATGAAGTCTCCATCAATCTCTTCAATTGTATCACCGTCTATTTCGAGCTCAGCCTTCTGAATAAGAGCTGTTCCTAAAGAGTTTGCGTAGAACCATGCCGTCGTCGGGTCAACATATTCGTACTGCCCAGAGCTGAGCTGTAATTGAGTCGTTAAATTCAGCCAATGCGCCAACTTTATCTGTAGAAACGCAGCATGTACAAGGTCACCTGATGTCTGTGTTTTCAGATCAAAGGAGATGCGCTGACCGAAGGAGGCGGGACCACGATAGGGAAACTCTTGTATACAAGGTACAAAGGGTGTATAGCGCTTCTTGGCGCTGCGTGTAAACCAGGACACGGCAGGATCTACAGGAGAAAAAAAGGAATCTTGGTCATCACGATCGGTGAGGTCCAAGAGTGTTGTTATATCGCCGCGAGGTCTGCTCATCTTTATTACTTTTTACTATGGAGAGATTCTTTACATGCGGCGGCGCGTAGATTTTCTGTTCTTGTTTTTTCTGTTTTTGTTTTTTCTGCTCTTTTTAAAACCACCTAATCTGCGCCCTGTAGGATTCCATCCATCACAAGTAATATTTTGTGATTTAGACCTTTCTGTGTCATAATCAGGCATATTCTCTTTTAGAACATCATGTATATTTTTACTGATAAGGATAAGATTTCTTCTTAATGAGTAAGGAGGATGCCCAGCATCTATTATATTATTACCTGAATTAAAAGCAGTTGTAGAACAGAGAACTTCTTGATATTTAATATTTGGTTCTAGATCTTTAATGTATCTATCTACAAATAGTACACCTAAAAAATCAGCCATATGTTCACCATACATGCTATTTAAATTATCGGAACTAACAGTTTTGTTGATTTTATTTCTATAGGCACAATATATAATAGATTTAGGTAAATATCTTTCTACTAAAGTTATAGCATAAAAATTTAAATGTAAACCTTCTCGTGTACTTGCTCCAATTTCATGACAATATTCATGAACAAATGCAAGGAGTAAAGAAGAAATACCGAAAAATTGCATAGCAATTAACATTTTAAGTGAAATCGCAGTGTCTGAAAAGGGTACTTCTAGACCACCAGTAAAAGCATTACCGCTTGAATTATTTGTTCTAGATATTTGGAATTGTGTAGTAGGACCTTCTATTGGTATAGCCCTGGAATTCCTAATTTTTTTCGAATTAGAAGTATTTACTTCTGAACCATCAGCTAATATTGATTGAATAATAGGACCTTCTATTGGTTTAAGTGTCCTTGATTTTCTTATAGTTCCTTCATTATTTGTTCTCTTGTTTATTAAATTTGTAATATCAAGAAGACCACTATTAAATAAAGTTAATGGACCCCAACCTAAATCTGCAAACCCATATTTGGCTGAATTAAAACTATGGAATAATGAATTTTGATACATTCCTGTTCTTTTTATATTCATTATAGTAGGCGCATGGTTATTTGTTATAAAACTGAAAATAGCATCAAACTCTCTTATAAAAATATTTTGTACCTCTGAAAATCCATCTATCCATTCATCTATTTTTTTTCCAGAAAGGACAATCTGAAGAGCTTTATAGTGCCTAAATATTGTTTTTAAATCTTCTACTGTATTTGTATCAGGGTATGTTATATTTTTAATCTCATGAAAATAAACAATATTTCTACATAGTTGATTATTTTGAAAATGAGTCATAATAGATTGATAAAGTGGATGTTGTCTAATTTCTTCTAAAGTTATAGTTTGAGTAAATATAGTATTAAGTTCATTATCAATTATTTCTAATTCTTTCTTGAGAATATCAGCATATACCGCATGTGTTGAATGTTTATATCCCAAACGACTGTTGAATGGTGGTCTACTTGTATCTCCTACAACATCTGCAATATCTTGTATTGATCCACGTGTATATCCTTCTTCAGCAAATTTAAGTTTGTATTCTTCTGGATCAGAAGTATCTATACCCTTTAAATGAAGAAGTGAAATCATTCTTTATTATAGCAGAATAAAATAAAAAATTGAAATATACTTTACCATTTTATTAAACTAATAAAATGGCAACGATTACACTATATATGACTGGGCATGGAAAGACAGATCTTTCTGGAAACATTACACTCGTTGAAGCAGTTCAGCAAATGTGTAAGTGTACAGAAGAAAGAGCTACAGAACTTGTAAGCAATCATATGATTCTTGGAAAGAGAGATGGCTATACATGTCCGAGGCAGTTTGAAGGAGATACGAGCTCAGCTCATTTAGATGAAATTGCGTTTAATGGCAACGTGTATATGGCACACAAGTTCAGAAGTTAGTTCCCGAACTTCAGACCACCGCGTCCATCTGCTACAGAGAATACAGCCCATGTCTCTATGATTACGCGAAGCTCAGAGCGTTTCGTTCCATTTATAATGTCTGTCAGCTGCATGAAAAGTGTCGGTT